ACTTAGGTTCTCGTAAGCAGATTGGCGATTACTTAATTGGTTTTGGCTGGAAGCCTAAGAAACATACACCAACAGGTCAGCCTATTGTAGATGAGGCAACACTCAGCAGGGTTAAGAACATTCCACAGGCTGCAATGATTGCTAGATACCTTATGTTCCAGAAGCGTTTAGCCCAGACTAAGAGTTGGATCAAGGAGCTAGACGAGGACACTGGTAGAGTACACGGCTACGTTAATCCTAATGGTGCAGTGACATCTAGAATGACTCACTCACATCCTAACATGGCTCAGATTCCTAGCAGCAAGTCACCATATGGCGAGGACTGTCGGTCTTGCTGGACTGTACCAGAAGGACATCAGCTCGTAGGTATTGATGCGTCAGGTCTGGAACTTAGAATGTTGGCACACTATTTAAATGACGAGGGCTATACAAATGAAATCCTTAATGGAGACATTCACACCGCTAATCAAAAACTTGCAGGACTTGAATCAAGAGATCAGGCGAAGACTTTCATCTATGCCCTCCTTTACGGAGCTGGAGATGCAAAACTCGGCTCAGTGGCTGCAAGAGGTAGAGCAGGTGGCAAGCAGCTTAGACAATCATTCTTTGATAATCTCCCATCATTTAAAGCTCTTACAGGACGAGTACAAAGAGAAGCTAAAAGCGGATTCGTTAAAGCACTAGATGGTCGCAAGCTAACTGTCCGATCAGAACATGCTGCATTGAACACTCTGCTACAAGGAGCAGGAGCAATCGTGATGAAGCAAGCTCTGATCATACTAGACAAGACGATAGCTGATCAGAACTTAGCCGCTAAGTTCGTTGCCAACGTACACGATGAGTGGCAGATAGAGTGCAATACTGCTGATGCTGAAGCTGTAGGTAAGGCAGGCGTTGCAGCTATCGTTCAAGCAGGTAAAGACTTTAACCTTAACTGTCCTCTAGATGGGGATTATAAGATCGGAGATAACTGGAGTGAAACCCATTAAACCTGAAGTAGTAGAGCTTACAAGCTACGTTCACTTAAAATACAACACTTCTACAGGAGGTATCTTTAGGCTTCCGCGAGGAAAATCACCCATGACCGTTGTGCGGGTAATGCAAACCGCTGAAATTGTTTTAATACAGTGTATATATTTATTGTCAGGACACATGACAGTATATACGGGGGACAAAGAAGTAGTCCCGCTGAAGCTAGGAACTTTTGAAGATGACTATGACTTCACACCTAAAAATATAACCGGAGAATACTATAATGAATTCTACAACAATTAAAAGATGTACAGAATGTAAAGATGAATTAGTTGTACCTACAAATTGGTATCCTTCTTTTCCAGCTAAGCAGTACTATAAGTGCAAGCCCTGCGTGGATAGAGTAAGGGTTGGTAACCACATCAAGGCTGGGACAGCAGGCTCCCGCATGATAGCTAAACACATTGGCGATAAAGCATTACAAGCCTTTGATTATTTCCCTACTGGCTATGTATATATTATCTCTAACCCAGCGTGGAAGGACTGGAAGAAAGTAGGCATGGCTATTGATGCTTATGACAGGTGCAGTGCTTTCCAAACTTCTTCACCTATGAGAGACTATAGGGTAGAATACTGCAAGCACTTTGAAGATCGCAGAGAAGCAGAGAAAGGTATCCACGCAGTCTTAGATGAGTCAGGCATAGAGAGAGTAGGAGAGTGGTTTAAAAGTAACACCTCTACACTTAAACAAGTTATACAAGCATATACAGGCGAGAACGATGACACTATCAACAGTAGTATCTGACATATACAAAGAACTAGAAGGTCTTTCGGATGGCACGGCATTGCCCTTGACTGAAGCAGACATAGATAAAACTATGGTGGGGATGAGAGCTGCGCTCATGGACTGGGCTACTCCCCGTAAAAGGAACACGGACTTCACTGTGCGTATGTCCAATGTCGGTAAGCCTCCGCGCCAACTCTGGTACGAGAAGAGAGACCCGCAAGGAAGAGGTGGCATTGACGGTGCTACACAAATCAAGTTCTTGTACGGTCATCTGCTAGAAGAGATTGTATTGATGCTAGTTCGCATGGCTGGACACACAGTCACTGACGAACAGAAAGAGGTTGTAGTGAACGGCATCACCGGACACATGGACTGCAAGATAAACGGTGAGGTTGTTGATGTTAAGACCGCCTCTCGCTTTGCATTCAATAAGTTCCGTGACGGTAGACTAGCGCAGGACGATCCCTTCGGTTACTTAGGTCAGCTTGCTGGCTATGAGAAGGCAGAGGGTACAGACAACGGTGGGTTCTTAGTTCTAAACAAAGAGAGCGGTGAGCTGTGCATGTTTCTTCCTGATGATCTGGATAAGCCCAACATAGATACCACAATAGCTGAGCTTCTTCCTGCGTTAGAGCTTGCTGTTCCTCCTGCACTATGCTACGCTCCAGTACCAGATGGCAAGAAAGGCAACATGAAGATAGCTAAAGGCTGTGGCTGGTGTAAGTACAAGCACGAATGCTTCAAAGACTCCAATGATGGACAAGGTCTACGGACATTTAAATATTCAAACGGCTACACTTACCTTACTGAAGTAGTAGTTGAACCTAAAGTGGAAGAGTTTCTATGAATAGAAGACGCAGCAAGCGGCTAGAAAAACATGCTACGACATTGCTGGTGTCGTGGCTCAAAGGATTGTTGGAAGAGGAGGAGGCATCTAAGATCACCGTAGAAACGTACAAATCTTTCCTGCCTACGCAAACTCACTACATGGCAGGACGCACTATGTTTTTAAATGCGTATCACCCTAAGTGGATCAAGAAGAAGATCATTCAGCTCCTCAAAATATTCCCAGCCATTCAAATCGAAGATGTTAATTTGGAGATGATAACGTGGAAAGTGAATCAACGACCTGCGGGCTAACGATAGAGCAAATGATAATTGCAGTCGGTAGTTTTCTTTTCAACTCCGATTCTTCTATTACTGAAATAGATTCTTTGTTTTTAAATGATTTGAAGATGATCGTTGAAGCAGAGTTGGAACGCAGAGAGGCACAGATACATTGAAAAAGTTCAAGAAAGGATACCGCAAAGCCCGCGTCAAGCGCCCAGTAGAGAAGGACGTAGTCAAGGGCTATGATTCTAACTGGGAGTATGAGCTTCACTCAGGCATACTAGACAACTGGAGCTTCCACACAGACAAGGTAACGTACACCATTGATCATAAGTACGAGCCTGATTTTGTTAAAGAGATAGACGGCAAGAAGATTCTACTTGAAGCTAAGGGCAGGTTCTGGGACTTCGCGGAGTACAGCAAGTACGTGTGGATAAGCAAGGTGTTGCCGGACGATGTGGAGCTGGTGTTTCTTTTCGCCAACCCCAGCGCACCAATGCCGCAAGCCGTTAGGCGCAAGGACGGAACAAAGAGGTCTCATGGAGAGTGGGCAAGTTCCAAAGGCTTCAGGTGGTATAGCGAAGACAGTATCCCCGATAGCTGGATCAACGCAGAAAAGCGAGAAACTTTCGATGACTGATGAAAGTAGGAAAGATGAAAGGCGTGATAGGTTTGACAGGAAAAAAAAGTTTAAAAAATCTACAAGCGCCTCGCATCTAAAGAAAGATAAACAGAAAGCAAATAAAAAGAGACCTGAGAATGAGCATTAATAACGCAACACCTCAAGACTGGAATAACATAAGAGATAAAGAATTTAAATACCGTGACACCATAACGGAAACACCAAAAGAAACATGGAATCGTTACGTTGAAGCGGCAATGTCAGAAGCACATGAAGAAGATGTCGTTAACAAGCCAGCACATTATAATGCAGGTGGTGTAGAATGTATCGAAGCTATCAAGGCAAGCATGTCCGTTGAAGCCTTTGAAGGTTACTTAAAAGGTAACTGCCTCAAATATCTTTGGAGGATGTCCTATAAGGGAAAAGCTTTAGAGGACACAAAGAAAGCTCAGTGGTACTTGCAGAAACTTATAGACAGTATTGAAGAAATTTAATGAAAGACTTTATTAAACACGCAGCTATGTATGTGGTATTCTGTGCCGTATGTTTTGGAATAGGTGCTTTTCTAGCACACTCAACTTAAAGGAAAAGAAGAATGGATCAGTATCAACAGTTTATACACAAGAGCAGATACGCACGATGGATACCTGAAGCAGGTAGACGCGAGACATGGGCAGAA